AGACATATTGCAAGCAGCCGCAGGCGCATCATTCGTAGACATTGCGGCCAATGTATTGCAGACCGATCAGTCAGGCACACACGCTTACTACGTCGGCGGAGTGGCAACGACTACCCTTGCGGCAGGTTGGAACATTGTCGGCATCACATTCGACGCGGCAAAAGATTTGAGTGGCGGTAAGATCGTCGCGACATCTGGCAACCTTCTCGCCTACGATCCAAATGCGCTAACACTCGCCGACCAGCTTCAAAACTCCACGGCATTTTCACCCTCCTACGGACTATAAAATCATGGCTCACAGATACGCAATTATTTCAAACGCAACCTATACGGGCTACACAATTCCCGACAATCTAGCAGTCTATCTAGGTCTGCCCATTGTCACGCCTCCAGAGGACGACAGCGACCCTGTGGCGATCAACTACACGCCACAGGAAGCCTTTGAGCAAGCCAGCCTTGGTTCTGCCCCTGCTTTCGCTATCGAGGAGCGCGACGGGCAAGCACCGTTACGCGGCGAGGATATCAATACCGTTACAGACTGGATCAAACCGCTCAACAATACATCAGCTAATTTTGACGAGATTGTCATTGGCCTAGCAACTGCCGCAGGGGTTCCCTATCGCGAAGTGTGGCTCGGTCACTCCGACATTCAGCACTACCTAGCAACTGGGGAAAGCCCCGAATCGCTCGTCTAATAACATGGATCAACACTTCGCAAACTGGCTCATTAACGCCGAGGCCAAGAAGTCCAAGATCAAGGACACAGAATTTTCCGATACAATCACCAAAGCCAAGCAGCCGAAGGTTGCCAAGTTCAAGACCAAAAAGAAATAGTTATGTATGAGGTTCCAATTAAATCCGCAGGCGTAACAGCCATAGCAGCAGCAAGCGGCGCAGCGTCCGTCATTAACGAGGGGACACTGATTCCGTTGGGCATCTTTATTGTAGCAGCGACAGTATTAGTTGGTGCAGCGTGGCGACTCTCTAGCGCGGTCACAAGGGCAGCAGACAGGCTAGACAACATGGACAAGCGACTCACCGACATTGAACAGAAGTGTAACGGGAGTTGCGCCAACAACTAATGATAGTAAAGTCACAGTTTAAAAAGTGGAAATCGAAAGGAATAATCAAATGATCGAATTACTAACAAATCCTGCTGTCACGATGGGCGTCTCTGCCGTCGCTGGTTTTATCATGAAGCTCAAGGCGCTAGAGGCGGCTCGGCAATCCGAAGAACGACTCTACACTCTCGACGCCTTCAAAGTCGGCATGGGTGAGACGATGGAAGCATCAGACCGCGCATCTAAGCGCGACGGATCAACGGGCAAAGCAACGCGGCGACTTGTCGCGCTGATTCTCGTCGGCGCAGTCGTCGCTCTGGTATTTGTGCCTGGCTTCTTAGATAAGCCAAGCGTGATCGAGACAGTCAAAACTTCGGGCGGTTTTCTATTCGGTTTGATACCTGAGCGCACACGAACGGAGTTTGTCAGCGTTCAAGGCTTCGTTCACATGCCGACTCTGCTTGTTGGATTCGGTCACGTCATCGCCTTCTACTTTGGCCAAGGGGCGGCGAAACCTTAATACAGCGTATTGACAAGCGGGCGTGACTCGCTCAATTTGCGAGCCTATGCAACTGACAACACGACAAACGAAAAGCCTGCGGGCATTGTATAACGCAGCGGAGTCGAGAGTTCCGATTTTTCGCGAGGAAGTTCAGCGCGGCCTCAACGAGCTTGAGCGCATCGCGTATCCAGAGCGATTCGAGCGCGATTCAGTCGGCAGATTGCGTCGAAAAAAATAAATGAGTTTTATTTGATTAACGTATTGACAAGGTGGCCCTCGTCATCAACGACTAACTCGCCAACCATTGAACCTCAACAGCCTGACTCGAAAGAGTCGGGCTTTTTGGGCGCAGGGAATAAATAATAATACTAAATAATCATGACAGACCTATCAAAAGTCTTGCCGACTAAATCGGCAACAGTCGAAGCCATCGAAGCGTATTGGCTCAAGCGCGGGCAATCTGAGGAGCCGCGCGGCTATCTCGGCGCATCGAGTATCGGCGCAGAATGCAGTCGACAGCTATGGTATTCGTTTCGCAAGTGTAGCGAGCCGAAATTCGACGCCCGGCTTTACCGCTTATTTAATCGCGGCCATCGCGAAGAGCCGACCTTCGTCGAGGAGCTTCGCGGCATCGGCTGCGAAGTCCACGAAGTCGGCGCAGACGGCAATCAGTTTGAAGTCATCGCCTGCGACGGGCATTTTAAGGGCCACACTGACGGCGCGGCTCTCGGCATTCCAGAAGCTCCTAAAACTTGGCATTTGCTCGAAATGAAAACGTCGAGCGCAAAGCTTTTCGCGAAGGTCGAAAAGGAAGGCTGCGAGAAAGCGAATCCGAAGCACTTTGCTCAGATGCAAGTTTACATGCATCTGACGGGGCTTAAACGCGCTCTTTACATGGTCGTAAACAAAGACACAGACGCGCTCTACACTGAGCGCCTGCGCTACGATAAGACGCGCAGCGAGGCGATTATCGCGAAGGCTCAATCTATTATCAATGCGACGACGCCGCCTGAGCGAATAAGCGACCGGGCAGATGCCTTCGCTTGCAAGTTCTGCGACGCTCGCGAGCTATGCCACGGCGTCTCTGAGGTCGCAGTCGATGTGCCGAAGCTGCACTGCCGCCAATGCGTCCACGCCTCGCCCGTCAAAGACGGCAATTGGCACTGCGCGAAGCACGACAAAGAAGCCGTCGAAGTCTGCAGCGAGCATTTATTTTTGCCCGGCTTAATTGGATTCGCCGAGCCGACTGACTCGATTACGAATGCTGACGGATCAAGCGCTATTGAGTTTACAAGCGAAGACGGCACGATTTGGGAGCATGGCAGCGACGAGGCTCGCGGACAATATCCATCGACCATCTTGCAGACGACAAGCAAGCATCTTGTCTTTAGTGGCGACAACGCTAACGACGGCAAGCCAGATTTGCAGCAAATGTATTCGCTCAACAATGCAGAAGTGAATCAAGTATGGGCCGGCACGGTCGAACAACTCAAGGGCGCTTTCGAGGATCGTTACCAAGTGCCGATGGTTCGCCCGAACTACACTCAAGACGGCGACGGATGGAGCGCAGCAGCGTTTCGCGGTCAATGCTGCATTATAATTTCCGGCAACTCTGCCGAGATTCGGGAAAGTTGCATTCCATTTTAGATATTCTAGAGTTCACGGAGTTTTACGAAAAAATAAAATCTATTCAAGACGGGATTTATTCCGAACTTGAAAAACTAAGATAACAAAGAAAACCAACCAATAATAACATGGACATAAAAAAAACGATCCGCGACGCGGAAGAAGCTATCGAGGAGATTCTCGATCAGCTAGAAACTACTGTCGGAGTGCGAGCATTCCGAGTCAATATCATCGGGCAGCGCGGGCAACCGGCAGCGGTCACGATTACACCAGACGACAAGGGAGGGCGCAAAGCATGAGCTTCGACCTCAACAGCATCAAAAAAGGCGTGGAGCATAAAGCACCGCGCATCGTTCTGCTAGGCGTCGAGAAGATCGGCAAAAGCACATTTGCCGCTGGCGCAGACTCGCCAATTTTCTTGCCGATCAAAGGCGAGGAAGGCGTCGACGATCTCGATGTGGCGAAATTCCCACGCGCCGAGACGTTTGACGATGTTCTCAATGCAGTCGCGACGCTCATCAAAGAGGAGCATGAATACAAAACGTTCATTGTTGATTCGATTAGCGCATTGGAACCTGTCATTTGGCAAAAACTCTGCGACGAAGATAACGTGCAAACCATCGAGGAATACCAAAAGGGATTCGGCAAGGGTTACACGGCGAGCGTCAACAAGCTGCGCGACTTGATGGAAGGGCTGGACATGCTACGCAAGAAAGGCATCAGCGTCATTGTCATTGGTCACGTTAAAGTGAAACGCTTTGACGATCCGCTTGGCGCGTCCTTCGATCAATATCAATTCGACATTCAAGAAAAAATGGCGCTCACGCTTCAACGCTGGGCCGATTCAATTCTGTTTTGCAATTCGGAAACGATTGTGAAAACCGAAGAGGTCGGATTCAATAAGGAAAAAAAGACTGGCAAGGACTTAACCGGCGCGCGCTATTTGTTCACGCAGAAGCGTCCGGGACACCCAGGCGGCGGTCGCGGCGTTTACGGACGCCTGCCTTATAAACTTCCGCTCTCATGGGTGGATTTCACAAACTCAGTCGCAGAAGCGGCTCAACAATAAAACCAAATAAAAAACTATGTCAGATATATCAAAATACTTCGACGGCGGATTTAAAGCCGAGGATCATGAAGAGATGCGCGATGATTCGCCGCTGCCAGTAGGCAAATACTTTCTCGAAATCGAGAAGGCGGAAGTCAAAGAAACCAAGAACGGCGAAGGTGTCGGCTGTGACGTGCAGTTTAACGTTATCGGCCACGTCGACGATCAATCGCACAAAGGGCGCAAGCTCTTTGTCTGGTTCAATCTGCGTCACTCAAACGAAAAGGCGCAGAAGATCGGCAATGCTGAGTTTGCCGCGCTTGGCAGAGCTATTGGCAAGCCTATCGTCCAGGACTCAGACGAGTTGATCGGCGGCACGTTTATCGCGAGCGTGGGCATCGACAAAAAGGACGCGACTCGCAACGTAATAAAGAAGTATTCGTCAGCGGCTACAAAAACGCAGACAGTCGCAACGCCAGCGCCTCAAGCACCAGCAGCAGCAGGAGGAAAAAAACCATGGGAGATGTAAACCAACTAGCCCTCAATCTCGTCAATTCGAGATCCGCCGAAGCTGAGGCGAAAGCACATCGCATCGAATGCGAGGACGCGATTCTAGCTCAGTTTGATCTCGCTGAATCTGGCTCGCAAACAGTCAAGACCGACAACGGCATAAAACTGACGCTCAAGACCGGGCTGAGTTACAAGCTGGACAAGGGCGCGGACATCCCTGCGCACTGCCTCAAGGTGACGACAAAGACCGATCTCGATGTGAAAGCATATGAGGCTATGCGCGAATACGATCCGATGGAGTTCGGTCGCGTCTCGAAAATGGTCACGACAACGCCGCGCAAGGCTGCGGTCACAGTCGCTGTCATCTAACCACCAACCCGGCGCCGCAGCGGGAAATCTGCGGCACTTTTTAATGCTACAACCACGCCTCTATCAAAACGAAGCCATCGATGCCGTAAACTCTGCGCTAAAGACGCGAGACGACAACCCAGCGGTCGTCCTACCAACTGGAAGCGGCAAATCGCTTGTCATGGCTCTACTCATTCGCCAATGGCTCAACGTCTGCCCGACTTTGCGCGTGATGGTTCTCGCGCATCGCAAGGAGTTGGTCGAGCAGAACGCCGCCGAGCTTCACGACATCGACTCGACGCTCGACGTTGGCATATTCGCCGCGTCGCTCAAGCTTCGCCAGACTCTCAGCGCGATTACGTTTGCTTCGATTGATTCAGTCGCCAAGCGAGCGTCGGACTTCCCACCACAGGACGTTCTACTGATCGACGAAGCGCACCGCATCCCGGTGCGAGGCGAAGGCAAATATCGAAAGTTTATTGACGCGATGACTGAGCGCAATGCGTCACTCAGAATCGTCGGCTTGACTGCGACGCCGTATCGAATGGGGACGGGCGCAATCTGCCACCGCGATCACATACTCAATCACGTCTGCTACTCTGCGAACCTCGGCGAGTTGATTCGCGCTGGCTATCTCTCTCGACTGCGAACAGTCGAGGGTGAGCATACGGCGCTCAATCTCGAAGGCATCAAAAAGACTGCTGGCGAATACAATCTTAAGGACTTGGCTTTACGAGTGGACAAGGCGGACGTTGTGACTCAAGCGGTGCGTGATATGGTTGACAAAGTGCGCAGTGAAGCACGCAAAAGCATCATCGTATTTTGCATCGACATTGAACACTGTGAACACGTATCTCAAGAGCTGCGCAAATATGGCGTGCAGTCTGAAACGGTAACAGGCAAGACGCCGA